GCCGTCATCCCCTTCACTACAACATATCTACCTAACCTGCGTACTGGGACAAATGGGGCAGCTGCCTCGGTTGCCTCTCGTGGAAAAGGACCATGCTGACGGATACCAGAGTACACATTTCTGCGTATTAGCATCTTTTCAAGGTTGACCTCACGGTCGTCCTCGAGCGTATTTGCGTTGTCCAAATTATCTTTCCACCAAAGAGCAGCCCGGAGCTTGCCATTCGATCGTCTATGATCCGCATAGCGGAACTCTAAACTTTCAAAATGGACCTGCCCGTGTCTGTTCCACCAGAGTGATCCGAAAACCACTCCGTAGGCACGCGCGAATCTTAAAGTGTCTCCCGACAATTTAAGTCCGGCGTCATCAGGGTAGTCGTCTGGCACAAGCTTTGGATAAATCTTGGCCTTTCGAAACAACTTAAACAGGAGCCAATAAAGGCGGCGGCCATACACATACGCCAAATCGCCGAAGTATTTTCTATACTTCATATTTAAACGATTAAACATTATGTATAACCATGCCTCGTAGGCTGTAATGTCCGTGTTGCATGTAGGGGCCTTCAAATAGTAAGGCCTTACATCGTATCCGGCGAGGTAGTCACCCCCGCAGGATTCTCTGAACCTGCAGGATCCCATAAATGTCTTTTCAACATTCGTTTGGAACCCCACGACCTCTAGCATTTTTATAAAGATGTTAGCTATGCGATCGTCTACAATGCAATCGTCGCCAAACACAGTACACTTGGGGTAGTTCTCCACAGGAACGTGGAGCCCGTTGTAATACTGTTTAGTCGGATGTGACTCCAACTCGACGGTAAACTGCACTGCTTGGGCAATGGTCCAAAAGACCAGCGTCTCTAGCGGAAAAGTTACCGCGTTACCCATCGTACTGAACATATTAAGCCTAACAACGGTGCCGTTTACGACACAGTGTCGACTCGATACTTCGTCTAAGATGGCAAACCAATCCGGATCATTTAAGAACCGAGTTAGTTCGTACCCGACACAATTACTAGCTTCACGAAGGTCGATTGTGGCTTCGCCACGTGTTATCGATGCTAAGCGAGCTCGAAACTTGTGTTGCTCGGGGAGACTCTGGACGTCAAGTCCGATTGCTTTCAATGCGTCATACATCATCACCATAAGCCCCTGCTGTAGAAACATATTTACAGTAGGCTCGGGCGCGATGAACCGACGCTCGTCAGCTTTCTTATTGACAGTTGTAGCGCGTGATCCGATGACTTGCTCATACTTCTGAGCCCCGGATGGGGCGAATACGTCGTTCAATTGCTGGACGGCGATGTGGGTTTTGGAGTCCCACATGAAGTATTCTTCCA